TAGATAAATTTCTATAATAGTCAAATGCTTCTGCTACTGTTTTAAACATATTTTTTACACCTCTTTCATTAGAATTAAGTTACAAAGCGTAATTGCTTTGTTTCGTGCTTCCAGTTTCTTTAAACTTTCGGCTCTTGTGCTTCTTGCTTCTGCGCTTGCTGTCGGATATGCTGGAAAATTGACTAAACTAACTTCGTACACCTTGGAAATTTTTGTAATTGTTCTGGTGTTCGTTTTAGCGTCGAAACTGTCCCCACCGTCCGGTACAGAAAATGCAAAGCTCATACCTGTGAGGTCTTCGCGTTTCACTGCCGTATAAACGCTTCTGGCTTCCTCTGTGTCCGGTAATTCTGCCCGCATTTCAAGCCCTTTTTCTGTAATGCTTAATTGCATTGTTTTAGGCGTTCTTGCAAGCGGAATGCGTGTCATGTCGTGATTTACTAACAGTCTGCTGTCTGTTAGGTCTGCACCGTCAAGCGCACCCCTTTTGATTACCTCTGTATAACTTCCGCATAGGTCGTTAATGGTTGTTGGTGTGTCAAATACAATCGGCGTACCAACTATAATTAAAGTTTCTTTGCCGTCTGCCGTCGGCTCTGTTGCTCTAACTTCTGCTGTTCTGATTTCTTTCATGCTTCCGCCCCCTTATCTTCCAACTGGTAGGCGTTTGCTTTTGAAGCGTCCACCACATTTAGAGTTTGTAAACGTTTGTCGCCGTCTTCAACCGGCGCAAGATTTAGTATTTCTCTTGCTTCGTTTACTGTAAGAAGTCCATACGGTACAAGTTCTTTAATCATGTTCAATCTGGTTTGATTGTTTGAGTAAATAACTCGGCCACTTTCGAAAATAATTTCGTTGCCGTATGCTCTTTCACGCTCATTGAAGATTTTTCTTGTAAATTCAAGACTTAATTGTAATGCCAGCGGTTCAATTACGCTTTCGTAAAATGCGCCGTACTGGTCCTCTGTATAATCGCTACTTACAATTGCCTCTGTAATTCCTAAATAATTGTAAATTTTAGTTTTCGTTTCCTTCGTTTCTTCGGCATTTATCGCCGTAGGATTGTTGTTGATTGGCGTATATTCTGCTTTGCTGTCTGTCGCCACAATTCCGCCATTGTTCGACACGTCCAGATAATCAGCTATAAAGGCTTCTTTGTCTGCCTTTAATTTTTCGTCGCTCATAATTGTTGTATATTTAAGTATTCCGCGAATTTGTGCCCCGCTTCTGATACCGTTAATAATTCCTTCGTTTTCAGCGTGTGCCAGTTCTAGCGCTGGTATTACTGCGTCGTTGCTGTCTCCTAGCAATTCGTCACTATTGAAATGTCTTCTAAGGTGGATTACATCAGCGTAACGGGCTGTAAAACTTTTGCCATTTATAAAATGAAACTGAATGTATAACGTTTCGTTATCATCTGCCAAAAAGTCCGCTTGTGTGCACGTAATAGGATAAATACTTACGACGTCGCCTTTTTCGTTTCGGTTTAGAAAAGCGAAGCAATTATTATACAAGTAGTAGTGTGTCGTAAGTTTATATAACAAGTCGTATGCCGTCATGTATGCATTCGGCGCAACTTGCAAGCACCTGTTTAGTCTTGCGTCTGTCGTTGTCTTGTGCATTCCGTCGTAATTGACAATGTGAGCACCCTTCAACTTTGCAACATTTCTTGCGATTGCGTCCACGCCTTCCCTGTAAATGTCATTTGCATACGCTCCACAATTCCAGCTAGTGAAGGCATTGGAAGTATTACCGTTCAGCATTTCAGCTTTAACGAGTGCTCTTCCTTTTGGTCTGAATATATTTTTTATATTCGTAATAAATCCCATTTACTAGCCCCCTTCTTCTTCACATTATAATAACATAATAACATAATAATATAACAACTTTTAAATTTGTTTACACCCTAATTATAGTTATATTTCCATTTTTTTTCAAGCAAACATACTAAATACTTTTTTCTTTGTTTTGTATGCTCATAGCATACTTTTATTAGTTTGTATGCTCACAGCATACTTTTTGCGATACTCACTTTGGCATGGTTTCATATAACTGGTTATTTGGTACTCACTTTTTTTAGTTTAAATAAAACTTGTAACAGTACTTTGTTGTATGTTCCTCTCTCTCTTCTCTTTCCTCTTCTTCTTCCTCTCTCCTCTGATAATACTTGTAAGTATGAAAAACTATCCTTTTTGGTTCAAAAAGCCTTTTTTTATGCGATTTGACCCATATGAAAAACTATCCTTTTTGGTTTGTAGACTATATCAAAAACCGTCCGTTTTACCTATATGAAAAACTATCCTTTTTGGTTTGTAGACTATGTCAAAAACCGTCCTTTTTAGAAATGTGAAGGTATGTCAAAAACCGTCCTTTTTAGAAAATTGAGGGTGTGCAAAACCGTCCTTTTTAGAAATGTGAAGGTATGTCAAAAACCGTCCTTTTTAGAAAATTGAGGGTGTGCAAAACCTTCCGTTTTAGATTTGAGGGTAGGTAAAAAACTATCCGTTTTAGATTTTAGGGTATATGAAAAACCTTCCGTTTTACCTATATTACCTATATCAAAAACCGTCCTTTTTACATTCAAAGCCATGTATTTATGCGAAAATACGCACTTTTCAATTCATCACTTTTACATGGTTGCGTAATCACTTTTTTCCGGTTTCATAATCACTTTGGAATGGTTTCATACCCACTTTGGCATGGTTTCATACCCACTTTTACATGGTTTCATACCCACTTTTACATGGTTTTATACTCACTTTGGAATGGTTTCCAGATACAGACTTTTGCATTTTTCGACAAATGTTTGTAGTTGTGTGTCGTATATGCTGTTTTTAGCTCATTTCAGCCGCTTCTAGGGCTTTCAGTGGCTTCGGCGGTAGTTTATGCCTTCTATATATCAATGCGCCTAAAATCGTCTAAAAATAGGCTTCTCGTGCGTCCTGTGTTTTTCTGTGTGAAGACAATAAAAAAAAACGGGCTTTTTTTGCCCGCTTCCTTTGTAAATGTTTAATAGTATAGTACGTAATAATATACATATTTGTCTTTATCAATCGGCATAGGTTCGCGCTTTATGTAAATGCATTTGTTTGCTTCGTTCAGCTTCTCAACCTTCGCCCATAGTTTAGAAACTGCTTCTTGTTTTATGTTAAGTGCTTTGCCTATTTCTTCTTGTGATACTGCTTTACCATCATTACCATCTTCGAATTGCGCTATACGTTTCATGTACAAAAGGAACTTTATAACAGTTTCGTTTATGATTTTATCATCAACCGCTTTTAACAGTGTTGCCAGCACGTTAATATTAATTTTTGTGTAGCCCTTCGTCATGTCTAGGCCAAATTTTGAAATGATATAAACATATTTTCCGCCTTCTTGCTTGTTTGCTCGTTTCTTGTCAAGTAGTCCAGATTTTGCCAGTTCTTCAAGTCGTACTCTTATGTTTCTTTCTGAAATATTGCACGCTTGTGATACTTCTTTTATCGTAAATGCAATTTTGTGCTGGTATTTCTGTTCAATTAATAGCCGTAAATAGACGTAAAATGCTTTGTTGCTTATCTCTTCTTTAAGTGTACTGTTGTTTAATTTCAAGTTTGAGCGGTCAACTACTTTCCCGTCCATGTTTCCGAACTCTTTCAAATCGTCCCAATTGAGTTTATATTCACGATTGAAAAATAAGGCTTTTGCTTTTCGTTCGATGTCCGGAATAACGTCGCCGGTGTAATTGTATGTGTCAATGCTCGCCAGCGTCTGCACTGTGCTTATAATTGCGTCAAGTCCTGCGCCTTCATAGTCACGCAAGTATAACACAATGCCCCTTATTTGCTTATCTGTATAACCGTTTCTTAAGCCCATCAAAGCAGCTTTAATCGGTGCTTGAAGTTTGTTCGTGCTTATACATGTATATGTTCGTTGTAAAAATTTGTCGTCATATGCTGTAAAGTCCTGTGTTTCTGTTTTCTTGCCTTCTTTCGGCGCTTTCTTTGCCGTTTCCTGTTGTTTCTTCATACCTAGCTTGTTTTGAATGTCCTTCAAGCTGTATGCGCCCTCGTGCGTGCTGTAAATGTATGTTTTTACAGGGTGCTCTGGGTCTTTATTGTTCACCGTGTGCGGTAATCTCATTACACGGGCACAATCTTTTATTTTTTCGTCTACTGGGTAACCGTTCGCCTTCATTGCGTCTGTGAACTCTGCTAACAGTTCTTTATCTGTGCTGGGCTTGTCTAGCTTGTAAATCAACTGGAATCCGTGCCCGCTGAATATGCTATAGTTTGGTTCAAGTCCGTTTTCTTTCAGTTTGTCAAGTATCGGCGAAAATTCGCTTTCTGTGATATGATCCAGATCTGCGCAAAGCATTTGTGTACTTTGTGCATTATCCTTTGTTATTGTCTGCTTGTCTTCTGGGTTAAATGTGTAAACGGAATAATAAAGGCAGTATGCCCGCCCGCTTGCGTCCAGTGTGTCAACAAACTTTTGTAGCTCTTCCCTCTGTTTCTCTGAGTTGCTGTAAAAGATCTTGTTCGGTTTGACGTACTTTCCAGCAGTTCGGAAAACCGCTTTAATGTCAACGCACTGGTTAAAATCGCTGTTAACTTGTGGGTGCGTGTCTACAATAAAATTGTACAATTCTTCTGTTTTCATTTGTATTCCTCTCTTTATCCCCTTGATTTTTTAGGCGCCACACGATAACATATACATGTTTTCATTTGTGGTTGATAGCGTGTCGCGAACGCTATCGCCTTTTTTTATGCCTTAATATTAGCACAATTCACATACAATAACTACATGTCTGTGTTGTTTCCGCCTTCCATATACTTTTTTATTGTCTCTTCTGAAATGAGCGTATTTCTTCCAAACTTTTTGTATTCAAGCTTTCCAGCTTTCAAATAACGTCTTATTGTTCTTAACGACACTTGAAACATGTCCGCCACTTCATTCGCGCTGTAATATTTAATGTTATCAAATACAATCATGCTGTTATTTTTCCTCTTCTCTTTCCGGAAGCTTCACATCTTTTAATTGTTTAACTATGATTTCTTCCATTACATCTTTTACTTTCTTGTTCTTTAAAAATGCATATCTTCTTACTAGATCCGCTATGTCTGGGTCTATCTTAAAAGCAAAAGTAATTGCTTTTTTCTTTTGATCCGTTTTCTTTGGTTCTTCTGCCGGTTCGTCGTTTATCATGCTGTTGATTACGTCCAGCCCTTTATTAAAATCCTTTGCCATGTTTTTTTATCCTCTCTTTAGTATTTCGTCCACAATGTTTAAATAGTCTTTTGCGCCGTTGCTTCTCTTGTTGTAATGAAATATATCTGTTCCAGCTGTTGGCGCTTCTGCTACGTCTACGGCGTCACGTATAGGCGTTTTAAAGATTGCCTGCGGGTAAATTTCTTTCGCCTTGTTATATACTTCCTTGCTGAGCTTTGTGCGTACCTTGTAGCGTGTAATAATCACTCCTGTTATTTTTATATCCGGGTTCAAACTTTGCTTTACTATTGCTATTGTGTTTGTAAGCTGTGCAAGCCCTGCAAGCGCTAAAAATTCCGCCTGTACTGGTATATACACTTCATTACAAGCAGTTAAGGCGTTCAGCATTAAATTACCTAAGCTAGGGCGACAATCTATTAAAATATAGTCATACATGCCAGCAACGGAAGCAAGTCCACGCTGTAACAGACGTTTTTCTTTCCCATTTTCGATAGTCAGTAACCGTGCGTCACACGGTACCAGATCGTACCCGTCAAGCTTAATAATTGCTTTTTGTATGTCCAGATCACCAACTAGAACTTCATACGCTGTGCGGTCACTTTGACTTGCGTCCTGTCCTAAGCTCATTGTTAAGCTTGCTTGTGGGTCTAAGTCTATCAATAATACTTGCTTTCCTTTTAATGCCAACCCTGCGCCTATGTTAATTGTGCTGGTTGTCTTTCCTACTCCGCCTTTTTGGTTCACAAGTGCAATAATTCTTGCCATGTTCGTTTTTTTCCTTTCCTAGCCTTTTATACTGGTTTTCAGTCCTTAAGAACATAAATTTTCTTTAATATCTCTGCCTGTGAGATATTTATATTTATTTTCTATTCTTTCTAGTCTCTCTTTTCTATCATTTGCCCACTGTTCAGCAAAATTATGAAGTTCTTCTACATCTTCTATAGATTCTTCTTCATTTAAACGACCTAGTGCCATATCAAGCGACATATAAGCGATTAGTTCCTCTGTTTTATTAACTGTGTCTATGGCTTTATCATACTCCTTTTGATATATTTCATATTCTTTAATTAATTTTTGAGTTTCCTTTGTTGTTTCCATTCTTTCGCCTTCTTTCAGCATTCATTATTGTAATTTTCCGCTTGTTCTGCTGTGACAGTATCAAACTTGTGGTATACATGATTGATTATTCTGTCTTTTATGTCTTCGTCAAGCTCTTTGAAGTCATTCAATGCAATTTTCACATATCCCATGCAAATATTATTAAATGCAGTACTATTAAACAAGTTGTAAATGTCTTCTTCTGTACACGTTGCTAAGAAGTCAAGCACTTTAATATTGCTGTCTACGTCTATTTTTGGGTCTCTTTTTTTAAATTCTCTGTAAGCGTCTGCACTCATTTTGTAGCCGTTCATAATGTCTGCCCCTTTTCTACATATTCAAATTTTAAGCCCTTGGCGCTCTTCTCTACGCCTTTCAATACTTTGCACACATGCCCTTCGCTAAGCTGATAATGCTCTGTTGTTTCTTTAATACTGTTATATATTTTTCCGTCATTGATACATCTAACCGGCTTTTCGCTTCTTCCACTTCCGCCGTCGTTGCGGTTGTATCCGTTTTCCTGTGCGTTCAGCATTAAAATGGCGTCATGCTCTGCTTTTTCGGCTTCTTCTTTGTTGAGATTGCTTGCAATTACTTTGTGATCTATATTATTCCAGTCATATTTTTTAATTGCCTTGTGAAAGTCCGTTTGCTCTCTGTACCCGTTGCCTTTGTAACCGTAACGCTGTTCTATGTTCTGCGTCATTCCGATATAAAGCTTTTCTTCCGGTGTGACGTGCATATATACAGTGTAATTTCCCGTGTGTTTGCTATTTTTTACGGTTTCTAAGTTTGTTAGTTGTTTTGCATACTTTTCAACTAGTTCATAAGTAAAACTAATTACCGTTTTGCTTGTTCCTTCTGTTTTTATGTAAATATCACCTTTGCAAGTGTGATAACGTGCCACAATGCTCGCGTTTTCTGGGTCTTTCATTGCCCTGTAGTTGTCTTCGTCTGCTTCTCTGTTCATTGTGCCCCATTCGCAAAGCAAATAACTTTTTACAGCTTCGTTGAAGTCAATTTTAAATTGAATATCTGTAAAAGCGTTCTTGATCTCCTGTGTTATGTACCATTCCAGCGTGAAGCCTTTGATTGCCTTGCCGTCGTTTCCCGTGAAATGGTATTTGTCTACTGGTTGCGGTCTGTTGTCTTCGTATACTTCATCATTTACGGCACTTACAGCCATTTGTAAGCCTTCTTTCAATGCTTTGTTGTTCTGTAGATCTTCCAGAGTGTAACCAAGCGCCGTTAATACTTTTTCTTCTTCTGCCATGCCTACAGGTCTTTTGTACTTCTGTAGCTCATTGTAAAACATTCTGAAGATATACCCTTCACCTGTCTTGTCTGCCATAATTTTCTTTTCGCTGTATTTTCTCATCTGTAAGCCCTTCTTTCGATTTCCATTAAAATAAGTTCTTTGTTTTCTTCTGTGGCGTCCAGTTGCCATACTGGGTTAATTTTGAAACCTTCTAGCTGTGGGTTGTATCTGCCGTAAGTATCTAAATGGCTGTCGGTTGCGTATGTTTTTACATACCACCACGGCGACGCTGTTTTACTTCGTGCTTCTACCTTGGTTATTTCCACTTCCAAACGTTCGCCTGCCTTTGTCGGCTCTGTAAACAGATAATAAGAATAATTTTCGCCTACGTCTGCTTTTCTGTATTTTTCCATTATATTTCCTTTGCCCCCTTCTGTCTTCGTATGTCTTGTTTTGACACTATTAGTATATTATCTATGCTTTTGTTCGTCAAGTAGTTTTTTTAATTTACATACTAGTTAGTCAGTTAGTCGCAAAAAAAAGACATGCTGTGAAAACATGCCCTTTTAAATGCTGTATAAGCTTTGTTTTGTATGTTGGTTGATATATTTATCATTAAATTCAGAAAGTGCCTAGAAACGGCTGAAAAGTGCCTTTTTCGCTGTCCTTCAAAATTTCGGTGTTATATGATAGTACATTTCCCATTTTTTCATGGTTTTCCGATAAAAAATTTCGTTTCAGTATAATCTGGATTTATTGGTAATTTCGTTTCATCGTAAGGAATTACAGCGTTTATTTTATCCGTCGTAAGTTTGCAATATAGCACCAAATCCCTTTTATATCCTTCGTACGGGTCAACTCTGGTTACTTGGTATAAAATCCCGTCGTAATATACATAATAGTCATTAGCGTAATTTGATAAGATCGCGTCTGTATAGTTAATTCTAAATAGACACTCTTCCTTTATTGCTGTTGTATTGCTTGCATAAAACAAACTTGCTGAAAGCTGTTTAAAATATGCCCAGACGTTATCCTGTGGGTGAATTGGCATATAAGCCTTTAGGTCGAAACCGTCTTCGTCCGTTGTCTCGATATACATGTATATCTTTATTTTCTTGTCTTTCAAATACCTTTTTGCCATGTTCTTGCCCCCCTTTTATAGTGCTTCGACAAATTCATTGTAATGTTCAAATAATCCCGTGTACGCGTCCAGAAGGCTTGCTGTTCCGTCTATTCGTCTTCGTGGGTTGCTTGACTTCTTCGGCATGATATTGCCGTTCCTGTCCTCTTCAACACAAGTATTACTCAAGCACCATTTAAGAATCGGATTATTGTTATAAATAACTTTTTTCGCTTCTAAATCGGCTTGCAAGTGTTGCATAGGTAAAGAAAGTGTTTTTGCCCCTTGAATACAGCGCACCATGTTGAAGCCGTTTGCTTCCATTTCTTCCACCCAGTAACGAGCACTCCAGCTGTCATAATATATCCATGCGGGCGTGACGTTTTGGACTTTTACCATTTCAATAAACCACGCGGTAACATCTGAATAGTTTATGGTATTTCCCTTGCAAAGTCTTAATAGTCCCGCTTCCTTCCACTTGTCGTATGGTATGCGGTCTTCCTGTATGTGTTTCTGAAAGTTGTCTTCTGGTAAAAAATACATTTGTGTTATATAGCGATTTTCTTCTTTATCCATTGTTAATAGCGTTGCACAAGTCAAGTCTGTTGTAAGTGATAAATCAGCCCCACCTATCGCCCATTTACCTCTAAAATCGTTTATGTCGAAACGTGTTTCGTTATTGATCGTATCAAAAGTAAGCCATGCGGTTGCGCTGTTTTCTCTTATATTAAAGTCTTTGCACAAAACGCCTGTAAGATCTTTCGGGCTCTGCTTTGCACGTTCTACCTTCGCCATGAGATCTTCAAACTTTTTAATACTTCCTAGTGCTGGGTTTGCTTTTCGCCATGCTGTCGGGTCTTTCCATTCCTTGCGGTCGTCCAGCTCGTACATAATAGGTAAAAACGTTTCGTCTGTAATAGTGCCGTCTACCACTTTACTTGCATAGTCGTACATATCATCAAAAATACACTCTCGCACTGTTCCAGCCGTTGTGATCATGATTAAAAGTGGTTGACGTCTTGCACTCTGTGACTGTTTGCACACTTCGTATAAATTGCGGTCTTTGATTCCGTGCAATTCGTCCATAATAACAAGGTGTGCGTTCAGTCCGTCCAGCGTGTCGCTGTTTTTCCCTAGTGGCTGTAATTTACTCATTGTAAGCGGAAAATATAAGTCGCTTTTGCGCTTCTTGATATATTTTTTTAACTCTGGTGACTGTTTCACCATGTGACAAGTTTCGTCAAATATTATTTTTGCTTGGTCTTTCTTCGTTGCTGTACTGTAACAGTCTGCGCCTGCTTCGCCGTCCGCAATCATCATGTAAAGCGCAATTCCCGCAAGCATGGTAGACTTTCCGTTTTTTCGTGCAACATAGAAAAGACTTTCTCTATACTTTCTTAGTCCTGTTTCCCTGTCAACAAAACCAAAAAGGGCGTTAATGTAAGCCTTCTGGAATAGTTCCAGCGTGATAGGCTTTCCTGCCCATTCGCCTTTTGAATGCTTGCAAAAACGCTCTATAAATTCAATAGGTCTGTTTGCCTTTTCTTCGTCAAAAATAAAAGTGTCTGGGTTGTCAATGTTATATACAAGTTTTTTGTACACATTATATACTCGCTTGCTCGTTACTATTTCGCCTGTTTCAAGTTTGCTGAAATATTCTTTTATATAATTCATTGGCTACACCCCTAAAAAGTCCATAAGTCCGCCGTCCTGTTTTGCCTTTACTTCCTCGTCTTTCGGTAACAGATCGCACAACTGCTTATATAACAGGCTGTAACGTTGAATTGTTGTGTTGTAACTCTTGAGTGCTGGGCTTTCTCGCCACATTTCTTGTTTACCATTTTTGAAGTAATCAACTGCCCCGTGCTCTGTAATATTTTCTTTCAGTTCTTCCAGCGTGCCAGCCATGAACGACAATTCTTTAATTAGGCTGTTTGCGACGCTCTTTTTGTTCTCTGGTACTAACTTCACAAATTTTTTAAGGCGTGTTAGTTCGGTACGGCTTGCCTTCTGCGCTGTCGTTTCTTTATCTTTTGTTTTCTCCATACTATCACCCCTTCATAACTTACTAACTAGTTTATAAGTTAGTCCCCCCCCTCATGTAAAAAACCTCAGACGGGTTTCTGTTTGTGGGGCGTTTGATTACTTTTTGCCCGCTGTTCCCTGTGAGTTGGGGGGTATTAATTGCCATAGCTGTGCACTATAAATATTTCAGCATAACCGAATAGGGAGATTAATTAAGAGATATATGGAAGAAGTAGAAGAAGAATTTTATTTGATGAAGAATTTTATTTAATGAAGAATTATTTTAATTTTGCTGTAATGCGTTCATGTATATGCTTGCCTATGAACTCACCGACGGCTGAAAGGACCGCATAGACTGCTCACCAGTCATAAGCAATCTATTAAAGTTCGGTTTGCATAAACACTTTCGCAAGTATCTATAGTGCACGGCTATAGCAATTAATTACTATAGCTTTATTAAGTTGCCTTGATCGTCAAATATTAGCCCTTGCGCTGTAACTGGCTTTTCCATATGTTCGTGTTGGTGACACGTTGCGCATAGCGCTTCTAGGTTGTTCCAGTTCAGTGTAATATTAGGATCATTTATATTTTTTGGTGAAATATAGGTTTTGTGATGCACAATGACAGCAGGCTTTCCACATCTCTCGCATACATAGTGTTTACTTTGCATATATGCTTTCTGTGTGTCTCGCCACGCTTTTGACGCATAGAAACGTTTTGCGTATTCTTTTGCCACTGTGCACCACTCCCCTACTGTAAATTTATGATAATGCTTTTAATAAATTATCAATGCTTCTTTGTAGCTTGTCGCTGTCCGCCTGTTCTGGATCGTACCATAGCGACAGTAGAAACTTGCACGCTGTTTTAGCTAAAGGGCTTAACTCCTGCATGTCCGCGCTCATTCCTGTTGTTAGAGTAATGTACTCTTCCGCACTCTCTATTAAGCCGGTAATATTTACATCGTTGTCGCTGTTGTCCAGTCTCAGCCAGTCCCTAGCTTCTTGCGTTGTAATTAGCATATGATAGCCCCTTTCCTAAAATTTATTTCCCCGGTGTGATTGCAAGTTTAATAAATGCTTCGTCTACAATCGGTTTACAATCGGCAATAGCCATACCTCTATAGTCAACCTTGCCAGACTTGAAGCTTGACTGTGTAGAAGATTCTACAGCGATTCCGTTAGGCATGTTGTAACCGTAATACTGGAAGTTACCAAAGAAGATTTCATTATCCTTGATATTATCATCTACTACGACTTCAAAACCTAAAATCTTTCCTACGCTGTCGTCCTGTGCGTTCTGTACAAATACAGGGCGCTTGTTTCCGTCCATAAGTCCGTATACAGAGTTATAAAGTGTCGCATTATTCATTGCAAATTTTGCACCCTTTGAATAGCCACGTTTTAATTTTGAAATAACTGTAGTAATGTTCTGGAATGTCAAAGCTGTTGTAGTTAAAAGGTTTGTGCCTTCGTTCCATGTGATACCTGTTTCAAGTCCTGTGCCCTGTCCTGTGCCTGTTCCGTTTACGATACCGTCCGCTAAACATTCCATAACGCAATTAGTCAATTCTTCTGTTAAATAGCTTTCGAATGCGTCCACTGACATTGTGCGCACCTTGTTTGAAATGCTGAATACTTTGATAATTTCGTAAGGATCAAAAGTCACATTTGCGATAGCTGGCTTGTCTGTTGTTACGTCTGCGCCTTCTGTGTTCCATACTGCTTTACTTGCAGGAGTTGCAACTGGTACGGAAATTTTAGTAGGAACGTTGAACGCTCTTACTTCTGCAATTAGTCCGCCCATTAAACGAGCTTTCTTTACTACTTCGTTTAATGTTGTTGTTGGAATAATAACAGGTGTATTTCCACTAGTTGTGTAAGCGTCGGAACGCTTTTCCATTTCGTATGCTCTTTCAAGTGCGCCACGTTCTACGGCTGTAAGTTCCTTGCCCATAAGTGATTTATAGAATGCGCTTCTGTATTCTGCACTTGCGTATACATCACCTTTTACAGCTTCAGTGCTTGCGCCGTCCTTGAAAGTTGCACCAGTAACAGGATTAAAAGATCTTGTTTGTGGGTCTGCCTGTGCGTCCTTTTCCTTGTCCTGTGCGTTTTCCTTTGCCTGTGCAAGTCCTGTAAGTTCAATATTTAAAGACTTGATGTCTACGTTTGGGTCTGTTTCGATTGTGCCCTTGATTTCCTGCGCTCTCTTTTCAATGTCTGCAATGGAAAAATTTCTATAAAAATTAAATGCTTCTGCTACTGTTTTAAAGTTCATATTACTTACCCTCTTTCATTAAAATAATGTTGCAAAGTATCTTTGCTTTGTTTCTTGCTTCAAGTTTCTTCAAGCCTTCCGCTCTTGCGCTTCTTGCTTCTGCGCTCGCTGTAGGATATGCGGGAAAATTTACTAAACTGACTTCGTACACTTTTTCAATTTTTGTAATAGTTCGTGTATTTGTCTGTGCGTCGTAACTGTCTCCGCCTTCTGGTACAGTAAATGAAAAGCTCATGCCTGTGAGATCGCCACGCTTCACTGCCGTGTATGCTGTTTTGGCTTCCTCTGTGTCTGGTAACTCTGCTCGCATTTCAAGCCCTTTTTCTGTAATGTTGAATTGCATTGTTTTTGGTGTTCGTGCGAGTGGGATACGGGTTAAATCGTGATTTACTAACAGTCTGCTGTCTGTCAAGTCGCACCCGACAAGCGCACCCCTTTTTATTACCTCTGTATAACTTCCAAACAAATCGTTAATTTGTGTTGGTGTATCGTATACAATCGGCGTACCAACTATGATTAAAGCGTCTTTGCCGTCTGCCGTCGGTTCTGTCGCTCTAACTTCTGCTGTTCTGATTTCTTTCATTCTTCCACCCCCGTTTTGTTTCCTTCCAACTGGTAGGCGTTTGCTTTTGAAGCGTCCACCACATTGAGTGTTTGTAATCTCTTGTCGCCGTCTTCCACTGGCGCAAGGTTTAAAATCTCTCTTGCTTCATTGACTGTAAGAAGTCCAAACGGTACAAGTTCTTTAATCATGCTCAATCTGGTTTGATTGTTCGAGTAAATAACTCTTCCACTTTCAAATACAATTTCGTTACCATATGCTCTTTCACGTTCGTTAAATATCTTTCGTGTAAATTCAAGACTTAACTGTAACGCCAGCGGTTCAATTACACTTTCATAAAACGCACCGTATTGATCTTCTGTATATGAACTATTTACAATCGCTTCGGTAATTCCTAAATAATTGTAAATTTTTGTCTTTGTCTCTCTCGTTTCTTCGGCGTTAATGGCTGTTGGTGTGCTATTGATTGGCGTATAGTCTGCTTTGCTGTCAGTTGCCACAATTCCGCCATTGTTCGAAACGTCCAGATAATCAGCTATAAAGGCTTCTTTGTCTGCCTTTAGCTTCTCGTCACTCATGATCTGTGTATATTTCAGTATTCCGCGTATCTGTGCCCCGCTTCGTATTCCGTTAATAATTCCTTCATTTTCAGCATGTGCCAGTTCTAGCGCTGGAATAACAGCGTCGTTGCTGTCTCCCAGAAGTTCGTCACTGTTAAAATGTCTTCTAAGATGGATCACATCACTGTAACGTGCTGTAAACTCTTTTCCGTTTCTAAAGTGAAACTGTATGTAAAGAGTTTCGTTATCATCTGCTAAAAAGTCCGCCTGTGTGCATGTGATCGGGTAAATACTTACTACGTCGCCTTTTTCATTCCTGTTTAGAAAAGCGAAACAGTTATTATACAAATAATAGTGTGTTGTCAGTTTATAAAGAAGATCGTATGCCGTCATGTATGCGTTTGGCGCAACTTGTAGGCACCTGTTCAGTCTTGCGTCTGTCGTTGTCTTGTGCATTCCGTCATAATTGACAATATGCGCACCCTTCAACTTTGCAACGTTTCGGGCTATTGCGTCCACACCTTCCCTGTAAATATCGTTAGCGTATGCGCCACTGTTCCAGCTAGTAAAGGCATTGGAAGTATTACCGTTCAGCATTTCAGCTCTTACAAGTGCTCTTCCTTTGGGTTTAAACATATTTTTTATATTTGTGATAAATCCCATTTACTAGCCCCCTTTCAATCTAACTAGTTACTTTACTAACTCTTTTACTAGTTGTTTTATTGATTCGTTTTATTTCTTACTAGTTATCTAACTAACTTAATTATAGCTTATTCTTCATTTTTTATCAAAAACTTTCTAAAAAAACCCTAAAAATTGTAAAAAACTTTCCTTTTAGTTCTGCTATATAATTTTTCTTTTGTATGCTTGTAGCATACTTTTTATTACTCTTTAAAACTTGTTATTATTATTTAAAACTTTTTTTATTACTCTTTGCTGTATGTCCTTCTCTTTCCTCTTCTTTTCCTCTCTCCTCTGATAATACTTGTAAGTGTGAAAAACTATCCTTTTTACATTAAAAAGCCTTTATTCATGCGGTTTTACATATGTGAAAAACCGTCCTTTTTAGAAAATCAGTCATGCCGTTTTAGAAAATCAGAAAATCAGTCGCGTGTGAAAAACTATCCTTTTTAGTTTTGGGGGTATGTGAAAAACCGTCCTTTTTAGTTCTGTGTGCCGGTGCTCGTTGCATTTACATAGTGTTGAACGCAAAGAAAACAGTAAAACGTCAAATAAGTTACTTTTCAGCCATTTCTAGGGGCTTTCTCATTGTCTGCGATAGTTTTATCACTACATGAAAAAAATGCCTTAAAATGGCTAAAAACAAGGTTTCTGTGTGTGTTGTGTTTCCATGCAATGCAAGCAATAAAAAAAACGGGCTATAATTGCCCGTCTTCCTTGGTAAATGT